ATCTGATGCATAATATCCATCAGACTGGCCGCGGGAAAGGTGTGTAGATTTTCTACAATCACCTCAACCCACAGTTTAAGAAACTCGTGGGTTTTAATGCCTCTGGGAACATCGTTCCTGAAGACACTGTTCAGGGCCCATTGGGCTCTGAAGCCAGGAGGACCACCCATGGTGATCGTCCTTAAAGCTCGATTCCAAATTGGAGGGAGCTTTTGCAGATAGCCGTCATGGACAGCTATCCCTAAGCCACCCAACTCTGTTGGGAGGCTCTCAATACTACGAATCGTAGTATGTTGTGGTCCCAGGATAAAATCCCGGAACTTATAAAGGGCTCGGTCAATGACCACCCTACGTATTTCCCTCTTAGGGAAATATTGGAGATTCGAGACTAAGCCTCGGATCTTACCGATAGCGACATTTTTGTCGTTAACGGACTCTATCGCCCTTGTGAAGGGCGATAGTAACCTTACTTTGACTGTGTCAACGAAAGGAGACTTTTCAACATTGTTGAAAAGTTCAGAGATAGGCCAATTAAGCCGAGTCTCATGAAAGTACAGGAGCTTCTCCGTGTACATGACGAAAAACTTCGATTTTCGATGTTTTTCGGGAGAAATCAACGAGCCAAAGGCTCGGTGATTCTTGGTTATCTCATCGAGATAACCTCTAGGTCCGATCGCAAAGTGATCGTCCCCACCCACGTGGAACGCTCGCCAGTCACTGACTGGTGTTGTTTCACGTGTATAACTGAGTCCCATGAACTCAGTGTATGCCAATTCTTCGACTGCTAGTCCAAGAATTGTAAGGGAACTCTTACTAAGTGGTTCCCCCATCATTATTCCTCTTTTTAAGTGGAATAATGTCCTGTCTTCCATGAAGACAGTACGCTCATCGACAATGTCGAGAAGCCATAACCATTCTGTCCGCCCTAGTCCTACTAGGAATCCGGTCAGAAGGGCTTTGCTAACCCCAATGGGGATAGCATCAGTAGCGTTCTTTAAGTCGCTACTTAAGACGTGGATATCAAGGATTTCCCCGTCTGACACTTTCTCAAGTTTTACCTGAGAAAGGTTACGGACCGCATGCCATGCTTGGTCCGTTCTAAGCATCGTGCTCATAGCACAAGGATGCCATCCCAACATCTCATTGAGCATGTGGGCAAGTGGCTGCTGTATTACAGTAAGCCACCAAGGTCCCGTAGTAATAATACGGGACTTACCACCAGGTTCGCACACTGTGGCCTGGCGTATAGGAATAGGGATTCCCTTTTCCTTAAACTGTTGCCATTCATAGAATGCAACAGTATAGAACATACTACCAGTATGTTCTCCAACTCCGGCCAGTCTTTGACGACCGGAGGACATTTCTTCTTCCCATGGAGCAAGAAATTGAAGGTCACTCGGAAATTCCGTCTGACCCCAAGCCTGCCAACGTTGTCGGCCGGCTGGAAAGTAGCGGGTTCCCCATGGAAATTCCATGGTTTCCCCCTCTACTGGTACGAATGTAAGAAACTTTCTTACATCGATCATCGCATCAGCGGCTTTGCCGCCTTGCGAAACGGGGACATCTAATGCCCCCGCTGAGTTCAACGAACAGTGTCCGTTGTCCAAATTGTTCGTCCCTTTTAGAGATGAACAAATTTTCGCAATACGGTATGCACCGAGCATAGCTCGGTCAAGAACCGATTGCGACACAGGGAATTCTG